AGAAAAGAGGAGAATAATGCACGCTCAATCTCACGAATCTGCTCAGTCGAGTCAGAATAATTCTTCATTACTCGTGAATACGTTGGAGCTTGCTTAGAAATCTCTGACTTAATGGAGTTATATACGTTACCAACAGCAGCACGAGCGTTTTTCTGCTCGTAAGGAATACCCTCAAGAACGTCACCAACACGCTTCTTTAGCGCATCCATACCTTCAGGAGTATGATATTCAGCAGGATTTTCACGCTTCCAATCATCCACAATACGTCTAACTTCAGCTACATCGTCAGCAGCCTTCTGGTTAATTACCTTGCCTTTATAGACAGTACGATTCTGAGCATTAACCAAAGACTTATCAATACCTGCAAAGTCTAATACAGTCTTATCGCCTTTAATATTAACCATTCCAGAACGATATTCAGCCTGTTTAGCTGCGTTCATGTCTGCTAGGTTTTGTTTAGCAACATCCAAAACGTCCGTTATAGGTACTTCACCACGAATATTTTGTTTAAATTCTTGAGCTGCTTGACCACCTGCACGACCAGCTTTATATGCCTGACTGATAGCTTCTGTACCTGCGCCAGTTGATACGCCTAAGCCTTGTTTAGCTAACTTAGCCCCACCAGATACAACAGCACCAGTGCCTTTTACAGCTAACGATAAAGGATCAACAGTAGCAGCTAATTTACCTGCTTTTGGTACAACACCACCAACGCCAGTAAGAGCAGTAGATACGTCAGCCATGAAGCCAGCAGGATCAGTAGCAATAGTACGTTTAGCATTTTCTACTCCACCGTAGCGTTCAACATACATTTGACCTACTTTATTTGCAGCTTCACGAGATGCTTTATCCTCACCAACAGCTTGAACCAAGCTCTCAGGAAGGATATTCTGTAAGCCACCAGCAGCAACATCTAATACTGCTTTACCTGTTTGCAATGGACTTGTAACAGCTTGGTATAAGCCACCAACTAAGTTACCAAATGACTCAGGTAAATTTGAAATTGCTTGCGTAGCTACATCACCAGCACTTAATTTAGGTGCTGGTTGTTTCAATATGTTAGTTTGAATAGCCTGAGATATTTGAGCATCGCTCATCGAGTCAGGAAACTCAATATTGCCATGACCAGGAACCTCAATAATTTTAGGCATTATTCAATTCTCCCTGTCGCAGGATTATATTTTCTTACGCCACCAGTAGGAGCCGCAGCAGGAGCCGCAGGACTTGCGTTAGGATTTAAATATTGATCGAACTCACCTTGATAACGATAAGTTTTAGAATATTCATTAGGGATTGTCTTTAACGCACGATCAGCATTGGTTATGTATTTTTTTAATTGTGTTGTAAGTTCTTTTTCAGACATACCTGCTTTAATTGCAGCACCAATATTAGACAAACCTTCCATTTCTTTTTCAGTAACAGAACCAACAGCTCCACCAGTAGGTGATGCTGCCCTCATTCTTTGTATCTCAGATACAAATGATCTTGTTTGCAAATTCTTTAATAAGTTATTTGCATCAAAGGCAGTATTTCCAGGTCTCTCTGCAAGTTTTTCAGTGATATATCCACCAACTAAATTACTTGATGTTAATGCTTTAATATATTTAGGATTATTTAATAATTCCTCAGCCGCTTTTTTCTGTTGAGATATATTATCAAGAGAGTAATTAGCTAAAGAAATAGTTGCTGGCTGAGATTGAATTAGTTTTTGTTTTTGCTGTACTGGTACAACATTATCCGGCTTTTCAATTAAAGGAATAACCTCTTTAGTCGTTGCTGGAGTTGTTTGTGCAGCAGTTACTTTAGGAGTAGTAGTAGCTCTTTGAGTAGTTACAGCAGCAGGTGTCGTAGTGGCAACAATAGTAGATACTGGAGCTGGTGCCTGTTGAATTACAGGCTGAGGCTGATTGCCACCCAATAAAGATGATCTACCAACAGGAACACCACCTGCTTGACCAGTTTCAAACTTCAGCTTAATTGCATCATTAGCAATCTTAACTCTATCTGCTTCATTAGCAGCTTGAGAATAACGTAAAGCATTATCTCGTTGTTGCTGAGTTAGTTTTGTTATGTCAGCAGTACCAAATTGAGTCAGTGCATAATCTCTCGCTGCTTCATTACCAAGCAAATTACCTTTAGCTGATTCTCTAGCTGCTGTCTGTATGTTTTGTATTCCTTCAAATACCTTATCACCGCCAATAACACCGTCTCTAGCTTGTTTAGCTAAGAAATCAACATTACTTCTAAGGTTTTCAGGAACAGACTCTTTAAGACCTGCAAAGTCAAAGTTAGCAGCAGCAATGTTCTGCTTTTCTTTCGTTAGGTTATTAGCAGCCGTTATGTACTGACTAGCTTGGTCTGCTTTACCTTGTGATGCAGCTATTTGTGCGTTATCTCTTAAAGATTGTATTTGGGCATCTATTTCAGCAGTCATTGATCCTGCTTGAGTAACGCCACCAGTACGATTTTGACGTAACTTAGCTAACTCACCTTCTCTCATTCTGCGCTGTGATATTTCTTTTACAGCTTCAACTGGATTAGCACGAATGTAAGCTACGGCAGCAGGATCACTAGCAATAGTAGGATCTTGCAATAATTGTCTTACTGCCTCGGCTTGAGCAGCAGCTTGGTCTCTTTGTAGCTTTAATTGCTGCATTTGTTGAGCTGTACCAATTTGCTTAATACCGCCTTCGTAAGCACCACCAGCACCTTCAAATCCACCTGCTACTGCACCGATAATGTTTTGCAATGCTGAACGTGGTGCGCCATAAGAACTCATTCCTTTAGCTAATGCTAATCCAGCACCTAGTAAACCTTGTATCTGCGCTCTCTTTTGCAGTGCAGCAGTATCCTCTGTGCTTAACAGACCTTGATATGCAGTAGGTAAAGTTCCGAACGGTGTTAAATCTTCTAATGCCATATATCACCCTAATAGTGAAATCTGTGGGCTACCAATTACAGACGGTCTGTATGGATCCATTGCTGCAACAAAATCGTAAGGCTTAACTCCACGACCTGCTTGTACATTAACTGGGGCAGATTGTTGTAGCGGCTCTGGCTGCAATAAACTATTAGTTGCACTCAACGCTGTTAATGATTCACCAGGATGAGCATACGCAGACTTGCCTGCCATACCTATTTTTTCAGCAAATGATGGAGCTGCATTTGTAACGCCTGTAGTGTTAAGCATAGCAGGATCAATTGGTGATCTTCCACCAAAACTTAATCCAGAAGCATTTAGTGCATTAAAATTAGTAGCATTAGCTGTGTTGGCAGCATTAGCGGCATTTAATATATTGCCACCGCCATAAGACGCAGCAGGATTTAAAGCTATTTGATTAGTAAGTGCTGTATTCGTAGCAGAAGTCACTGGGGCAGCAGCAGATGCAGCAGTGGTAGCAGTAGGCGCACCCAATCCTAAAGCAGTACCACCTGAATAACCTGCGATACCACCCAATAACGCACCTTGCAGCGGATTTCTAGGCTTACTTAATGCACCAATAGCAGCACCACCAGCAGCTAATAACTGAGGAGTAATTACCGGATCGCCCATTATTTGCCCCCTGATTGTGTAGTCGTACTAGTACCACCAGAAGGTACACTAGTGAATAGATTCGTGAATTGTTGTAGCTTCTGCTGTGGCAGTGTTTGTTCGTAGTTGTAACGATTGATAGCGTCTTGCAGAGCTTTCTGCTGATACGACTCTTGACCTTGACCTGCCGTTAGTAGCTTCTGAATGTCCATGTAATCAGCTTGAGCATAAGCAGGAGCATTAGCAACAGCTTGCATTTGACGATTGCGTTCTGCTTCAGCCGATTGATACGCTAGACTTCCTGCGCTCTCAGCTAGGTTACGACCGAATATGTCTTGAGCCTGACCTACTTGCTGACCCATAGCATTAGAGCCATAACGACCCATTGATGAAGCCTTAGACTGTAAACCTTGTACGCCTTGCGTATAAGCCTCTTGAGCCTGACGAGTAGTTCCTGCTAACGCACCCTCTAGGAATGGATTAACGCCTCTACCTTGAACTGTGGATAGATATTCTTGCTGCGCTGCTTGCTGAATTGGAGAGCCTGACATAGCTCTAGTTTGAGCAGCCTGTAATGCAGCCTGAGTAGCCTCACTAGGAGAGACATAAGTCTGACCAGGAAAGAACGCTGCGCCAGGTGTTTGATATTGACGTTTAGCTTCCTCAAGACCATATTCAACATACGGCTTGATGCTTGGATCTATCCCGCTAGTCGTAGTGCTTCCGCCTCCGCCTCCACCCATATTACACCTCGCAAATCCATTGTTTAGGCTTGAAGCCGAGCTTCTTAGCCCTACGTTGCCAACCTTGTCGATGGCTACTAAAAGTTACATATTTTGCATTAGCTTGACTTGCCAAGCCTTTTATGTATTTTAGCCCATCTTCAACCATTTGATAATCATTTTCTAACGTCCAAGCCGCCCAAACGTGTAGATGTAGTCCAGATGGCTGCAATATGAAGAAGCCACCGAACCTCTGCTCCTTCAAAACTACCCATAGAAGTGATCTATTAGAGGTTAAATCTGCATAGACATCTTCTACTATCCAATCCTCTGGGCTATACCCTTTAATTTTGTCCAATGGTGCTTTAATTGATGCCCACCATTTCCGAATATCTGCTACTGGTATATGTCTAAATTCCATTAGCCCACCACAATGTAGCCGTATGTCTTATCTGCTGTGTTATTAGACCAATGCGTCAAAGTAGCACTCCCTTGAGTTTGTGAAGAAACGTATATGTTACTTGTAGCTGATGGAGCTATATATTGCATTGTCGCTATAACGCTAGGTACGGATGGTCTTGTAGGACTTGTGCTAGTTCCATAATGCTCAATAGATACGCCAGTATTAGAAACACGCCACATTATCTCAACATAATCATTGGCTTGCAATTCTAAAAAGAAATTAATTGCTGCAATCATGTGGCTAGGATCGCCAGCACTTTTACGAGTCGTTAATCCAAAACGACTATTTGACCCAGCTATATCTGTTCCATTTTTTCTAAACCATACATCTACATCATGTGAATCATTATGGTTATTCTTAAACTGAATAGAAAACTGAATGTTATATATGCCATAATTTCTGACGTTCATTCTTGAGCTATTCGATAGATATACTCCGTTAGAATAGTCAGTGGTGTTTAATGTTATTGCGTAAGCAGTAGTCGTATTAGCAGCAGTCTGATCTGTAGTATCCTGAAACGCACCATAAGGAGCCGCATCAGCTTCAGCAGCATTACTTATAGGAACCAAGAATATCAAGCTCTCTTTGCCTATACGGCTGTCGTATATAGTCGTTGTAGTCACATTACCTGTGGCTAAAGTAACCGTACCAGTATTATTCGTCTTGCCGTCCATAACGCCACGAACGACCTCAGCAACCTGTCGCTGATCTCCACCAAAAGGTGGCAACGTCTGAAACTGTACTGTTCTCGTCATCGAGTACCCTGACCACTAATATCAATCTCAACCGCTACAGCAGTTTTCCATGTGCCACTAGGGTTAGTTTGAACCCTGTGATACCTACCAGCAGAACGTAGCCCACAGCGACCCTCAGAATCGGCTACAGACGCATCACCGAACGTAATGGCATCATTTAACAGCTCACGACTTGCGACCGCTACAGAGCCGCTACCAGCGTCCACAATCGGTCTGCCTAACGTAATGACTGAATGACCCACATCTATGTCACCTGACGTTAATGCAGCCTGTTTGTATTGACCGCTAAAGGTTACGATATTAGGGCCTCTCGTTGCAGACAATAACAATAGACCACCAACCCACTGACGATCATCCAAAGAGATGCCTAGTGAGTCTATGCTTGCGCTAAATGCGTCCAAACCTTCTAGCGTTACAGATGGCGTTAGAGCAAACGATACACTGTCAGCAGTAGTCTCTGCATACGACCATTTGTTTAGCGAGATGTTATAAATCAGTAGTAAATTGTCACCGTTCTGTGCAGGGAATAACCAAACAATCAATCTTTTCTCTGTATCTACTGCGGCTGACATACCTAGCTTAACGGCTGTCAAGTTTGCATTATCAAAGAACCAACGATCTATTTTTTCTGTACCGATTCCTTTGGTTGTCTGACCATCACACACGTAAAAACCATCGTCCGCTAGGAAATACGTTAATCCTGCAAAGTTAATGATTGATCCGGCAGAGATACAGCCTAAAGTACGGTTAATAGCGTCAAACTGGAAGAAATACGGACTACCCGCATAAGACATACGGTAGATAGCACGTTCTAAGAACACTAATCCGTATTCGCCACCAGCCAAACCTGTGATATCACCACCGTCAGGCATGACTTGAGAGTCAGATTGACTAGCAAGACCAGGAGTCCAGTCTGTTTCATCGTTAATGTCAGACCAATAGACCTTATTTTCTTCGCCAGCTACGTTAGCAGCGACTACAAAGTCCTTAACTACCGTTACATACTTAGCAGTAGGGGCAGCAGCAGCCAAATCACCCGCATAAGTAGATACATTTAGCGTGTATGACTGCAATTTGCTGTCACCGTTAGCCATAATCATCTTCTCGCCATACTGAACTGCGTCCCAATACTCAATATTAGTATAACCAGTAGTGGTTAATGGAGCCATTGCACGAGTACCAGGCGTAAACTTGTACAGATTACTAGCTGAAGCACCAAATAATGATACCGTTCCTGCCGTTTTACCTGCAAAACACGTCAATAAATCAGCATTAGCATCGTCAGAATACTCAACTTCGTCAAGAATAGGAGCATATCCGTTAGTAACTGGATAACAGTTAACTGCGCCTGTTAAAGCACCTGTAACGCCAGGCTGATCTGGTAGCCATTCACCGAATAATATGCGTTGTTTAGCCATCTTTATTGCCTTGTCCAAGTATCAGATTGCGATGAAACTACCGTCCAAGTGTTCTCACCTTCAGGAACGATAGTCCAAGTATTAGATTGTTCTGTTACGTTATCCCACTCGTCACCAATTACTTGACCGTCAGCAGATAATTCAGCATTTCCTTCTATGTCAGCTATGGCGTTCCATACAGCAATCGCTAAACATGAAACCTCTGCTAGTGCATCAACTGAAGCGTTACCACTATAATCAACTTCGCTACTTGATGTTACCGTAGCTGTCCCATCAATAGCAGCAGTTCCTACCTGAATCCTGATACCGTCAGCCGTAACAGTAGCAGTGCCGTTAATAGCACCAGTAAAGAATAATGTTCTAGTAGCCTCTGCCGTAACCGTTGCCGTACCATCTACAGCAGCAGTAGCAAGTATTATTAAGCCACCGTTAGCCGTTACCGTAGCAGTACCAATTATTGAGCCAGTAGCACTATAAATAATGCCACCTGCCGCAGTTACCACCGCAGTTGCATCTATAGAGCCTGTAGCAGTCTGAATCCTAATGCCTACAGCAGAAACAGTAGCAGAGCCGTTAATGCTTCCTGCACCGTTATATACCGCAAAAGCGGTTGCCGTTACTGTGGCAAAAGCATCTACCGCAGCAGTAGCTAATACGACATTCCCAGCTTCACCTAATGACGAATACGGAGCTTGTGAGTATGCCGATAAACCAAACATCTAAAATACCACCCACTTAGACCCACTAGGAACAGTTACGCTTACACCACCGTTAATCGTAATAGGGCCAGCACTCATAGCTGAATATCCGCTAGGAATTGAGTAACTTGTAGCTACAGTGAGTTTGTTAATTACGATACCGTTAGAAGCACCAACCTGTTCAGCATACGCAGTATTTGTAGCGTCCTCATGAACCGACTTGGCGGCAGGATACGTAGCAAATACGTCCTTGCTATTGCTTGCAAACGATATAGGTGAAGTAGTGCCAGAACTGTTAGCTAATACCGTATCACGAGATAAAGTAGTACCTGAAGATGTGTACGTACCAATACCTACTTCCCATGTTCCAGCAGTGCTATCAACAATAGAATAGTAGGTAGTATTGCCATTACCAATTACAGCAAAGGATTGAAACCCAGCACTAGCACCAGCAAGCGTTAGAGTACCAGTGCCAGCAGTGGTAGATGTTTCCTTGACACGATCTGCGACAACTAGTGCCATTATTTACCCCTTACGCCAGAGTTACGCTAAGACCGCCAATAGCTATCTTAAAGATATCTCCAGAAGAAATAGTTTTAGATGTGTCTAATGCTGTGTGGTAAAGCAAGTTACCGCTAGAAGAAGCATCAAGAATACCGATCCAGCCAACTGTACCCCATGAGCCAGAAGCCTGTGGAAACTCTACAGCAGCAGTATTCGTAGATACACCGTTACTAGGCGCACCCATCGTTACCGCAGTACGTGTATAAGAACCACCAGATACTTCAGTGCCAGTATTAGCATCAGTAGGATCAGATGTATAAAGACCTACGTAAACAGCAGCAGGACTTGTGTAGCTCGTATTACGCAAGGTAGCGTTAATCAGAGCATTTTCTAAAAAATTTGACATCTCTGCCATAATTGTTACCTCACGTTATAGTTCATTGACATTGGCTGACCACTGTACTCACTACTCTGGTCTGCTATCGTTATTGATGATATTGCTCTATCGTACAAACTAGCCCAAGTCTGTAATCTTGCATCATTCATTAGATACGGTTCTGCCTCACCTAAAGAAGCATAAAGCAACGCATCAGGGAAGTTAGTTAAGAATACATTGCCTTGATTCGAGTCGCTCAAGAAGTACGGTTGTGCGTAGTAGAGCATTTGTAGCTGATAAGTGCTGTCAGGAATAGGAGACAATTGAAGCTCTGTAGCTAACACAGTGTAGTCAGTAGGCTTACCTGATTCTGTAACCCTATAAGAGTTATAGAACGAGTTAGGCGCACTGTAGGATAGTGTCGTTATAGGATTCGTATTAACGTGAATATCACGCATCTCTAGGAAGTCAGTAGGTAATCCTACGGTAGAGTCTCCACCTGTCGTATTTGCTGTAGCTACAACCAACATCTGACGAGTTCTGAGTTCTCTACGCAGACGTAATTCAGCCAACTGGATGAACGTAGGAATCATAGCTGTTAAATCACTACGAGCTAAGTAACTAGCAATCGTAGTCTTTAAGTCACTATATGTCGTAAAAGCCATATTATTCCTCTAGTTGCTCGAAATCGTCCCAACCGTACTCATACGTACCTACGTGTTTGATGTGCATAGAAAGCTCGTGATCCACCCAAGTATCAAAGCCATTATCACCAGCCTTAACACAAAAGTGAACATCCTCACCTACCACACCAGTAGGCCCCCATCCCGCATCAAACCACGGCTGAGGAACCTTCTCAAACACTTCCCTACGAATCATTACCGCCCCAAAACCAACAGCAGTAATCTTCTCAATACCTTCCTTACCACGAGAATCGACATTAGACCAATGATGGCGAATACCTTTCTCATCCTCTGACTTAACTAGTAGTTTAGCCGTTGGCATACATGGTTTACGTCTAGTGACGGCATTGACACCTACGATTCCAACCTCACGAGATAACATAATCGTTATCAGATCAGGAGGGAAACGCATATCGCTATCAATGTATAAAACAGCGTCACAGCCCTCTTTTAATGCTACCTGAGCTAACTTCTCACGCTGATCGAATATAAGCGTTCCAGGCATCGTATAGAGGCTTAGACCGCCCTTACCGTCCTTGCATCGAACAGACGCATCATGTGCAGCCATCCTAGCAAAATCAAACGCAAAACCTGTATGTACTTCGTCTCTACATGGAATACAAACGCCAACTCTCATACTGTTCCTCGATATATCTTTAACGGTGCTTGTTCAGGATGGTTGAGCCACTTCTTAAAAGCTACCTCGTCCATTATCGCAAATCCACGCATGATTCCCATTTGATTTAGCTTATCAATAGCCGTAAAAGGTATTGAGCCTATTAAATGTAAATCTTCGGTTGCTCCTGTCCTAGCCTTGTCAACTTCCTGAAGCACTTTATTGCGCTCTAGGATGTCAGATATATCTTGATTAGTTTCGATGATAATGCCGCCATCACCGTCCGCATGAACCGTCTGAGTACGAAAGTTTTCCATTAATCCCTCAAAAAAGCCCCCTACCGTTAGGCAGAGGGCTATTCAAATTACAGCGAGAAGTCTAAGTCAGCAACGATACCGTGCGCTGCCTCATTTTTTACCTCTAGTGTTACCTCAGCTAGGATCTGTGTCTTCATCGAGTCACCACTCTTAGCAAGCTCATTAGTCATAAATGGACGTAAGTAAGCCATTGCTGCGTACTCAGGATCAAGAATCAACATATCACGTGAGCGCATGAAGCGATCTGGAACGATAGACAATTGACCAAAGTCGGACTGATAAATATCAGCAGCACCGATGATAACGCCAGCTTCAGGCTTGGTGATCTGATAACGATTTACAGCGATACCTGCAAAGGTTGACATCTTCTGTTTACCAGCAGAACCAACGAATACAGCTTTTGGTGAACCGCCTTGATCGAAAATCGATGCAACAACAGTTTTCAACAATGCTTCAGTAGCAGTACGCTGTGTACCATCGGTACGGGTAGATGTACCCGAAGTTGCTGGAGCAGAACCGCCACTGCCTTGTGAGCTGTTGGTTTTGATCCATGACAACAATGAACCCATTGTGCGAGCTACTGTTGATGTACCTGCTGACTTACCTTGATTAGCAGTGATGATTGTCTCTAGGTCTCTCTTTAGCTCGCTCGATGCTTTAGCAAGTTGATAAGCTTTTTCTGAGGAACGCCCTGCTTTGTTTACTTTTTCCAAAGTACCAGAAACTTGTACAGTCTTTTGTATGATCTGTGTGTAGTTACCTACACGAGTCGTTGGTGATGCAGTAATAGAAGTTGCGTCTGCACCTTCAACCGCAGCGTTAGCAGTAGTAGCTGCTGCCAAGCTGTCAGTCTGCCACTCATGGTAAACAGCAGTTGCGCTAGTCTTACCGATAGAGGACATAATTGGTGTATCTGTTGGGCTGATGTTATAGATAACGTCAGATAAATCTTCACGCATACCGATAGCGGTAAATGTTTGATATGTAGGCATGATTATTCCTTATAAGAATCGTTCAAAAGCGGCTGCGGCATCTCTAACTGTTCCAGTTTGACGTACCCTAGCCTTCAGTTTTTTAATATCCTCAGCATTGCTATCTCTTGGGTTTGATACTCCAGGCTTCATTGCCTTTGGAGCTTCATTCACCTTCTTAGCAATAGCTGGTTGCGATGCTTTTAATTTATCGTACTGCATAGCTTTATATAGCGTTAATACAGCACGAGACTCACATACCTTCGCTAGTTCATCATCCGAGAATCCCGCCTGTTTCCCGTAGCTGCGTATCTCTTTACGGATCACTTCACCCTTAACAGGATCAGCATAATCAGGTAACGCACTAACTAACTTCTCAGCTTCCTGTGCAACCTTTGCACGTAACTGATTCTGTCTGTCATATTCCTGCTGTTGAGCTATATGCTCTCTTTCAGCACGAACCTGCGCTAACTGCTTTTCCCTCTGAGACATCTCTGCAACCTTAACAGCGTATCCAATAGGATCAGTCTCTTTCAGGTATTCTAGATTCTCTGTTTCTTGAGGCTGCATCAAGGCTTGCTCGATATACTGCAACCTCTCCGCATAAGTATCTCGGAGTTGCTTCGCTTCTTGAACTGCATGGCGTTCAGCTTCAACTGCCTTACGTTCTTCAGCTACAGCTTGCGATTTCTTTGTATAATCAGTGCCAAGTTGATACGACTTAATAAGCTCATCAAGGGTTACATCACGTTCTTCTCCCGCAGCTTTCACTCGGAATGTTTGATGTTCCTCTGGCTCATCAGCTTCTTCTTGTTCTACCTCAGATTCTTCCGATTCCTCGTATTCCTCTGATTCGGCATCGCTATCGTTGGATTCTGTGCGCTGTTCCGGTTGTCCTTGTTCGGAGCCGTCATCATTACCCATTAATCCCAAAATAGCGTTAGCTGCACCATTTACATCTAACTGCGCACTTCCCTCTGGAGTGGTGCTTTCAGTATCGCTCATGTTTTCATTTCCATAATTATATAGGGAACCGCCCTATACGGACTACAAAATCTTCCATCTTTTTGCGTCAATGAGCTTCTGGTTAGTAAGCCCTTGAATATAACCTTCTATATCCTCTAGAACTCGGAGGCGTAGATACGCTTGTTCACGTAGTTCCATGTCGCTGTAATCTGTACTTCTAAACTTCTGTATTTCTAACTCTTTTAACTCGTTCATTACCTCAATGAATCGCTCATCTTGAAGTATTCGAGCTGCCCAATCTGCTTTACTCATCTGTTACCTATCATTCTAGAGAAAAAATCAGGCGGTATTCTTAATTCTGTTGGTGTGGCAAATGTATCCATGCCAGCAGACCTACGATAATTAGCCCATGATTCTGCTTGATTATATATATCGTTAGTAGGTGCAACACCTTGTAAAAGCATATTTATCTGTTCTTGCGTCAAGTTTGGCGAAAGCAATGGATAACTTCTGCCTTGCTCATCAGTAGATGATATCTCAGTAGAGAAGCCACCTTCAATAGACGGCAAAGCTCCATAATATCCTTTACCCTTCATCGTCAAAGGATCAGAAGCAGACTCAGCATATCTTGCACCGTAAGACTGAATCCCTTGCTTAATTATATCGTCCAGTAATCCGTTCATCGTCCAAGCAATCCAGGTATTTGTATTTGAACTTGCCGCCCTTTGCCAGAACCTTCTGCCATTTGCGACTCACCGTACATTCTTGCTATCGTTAATGGATCTAAAGCATTAACAACATAATCTCCACGAGTTTGAGCTTGGTATGCTTTATTTTTCATTGGATTAAAGTCATAAACATCTTTAACCGAAACATTACCTGTCTTTGGATCTACCACATAATTAAACTGACCTAATGTGGTTCTTATGTTTTCATACGGATTTTTAGCACCAGCTCCTACACCCATCTGCGTAGATAATTGCTCTTTTGGTATGAACTGAGCATAATCTTTATACTGGATATATCCTGTATTTGCAGAAGGATTAGCCATCTGCTTTGCTCTTACTATTTCGCCAATACTTTTTAATTCTGCATCAGTAAAACTTTTCTCAGTAATTGGAGTTCTTTGCTCATCAGCGAATGTCTCTAAATACAATCTTTTGTTAGATGGCATAGAGCTACGGTCTGCAATAGCACCATAGCCTTTAATTCCCATACCAACCAAAGAATTCGTAAGTGATTTTAGCCAATCATCCATTATGATGTAAGACTCCCTAGTTCCTTAATCGCTTTCAAGACGATCTCAGCTTGCTTCTGACGCATTTGCTCGTCTGCCATATCCATCGTTAGAATTGCCTGTAACTGCTGAACAGCTAACTGTGCTTCTTTAATCTTAATATCAGCCTGTTGCTGCTGATTCTTCATAGCCATCTCTAAGCCCTTTTGGGTATATTGAGCTTCTAGTTCCTGCTGCTTTAATTTTAGCTTCTCATTGTCGATCTGCGCCTTCGCAGCGATCTTCTCTCTTTCAACGTTCGCAAGCATCTGAGCAACCTCTGCCTGTGCATCGGGAGAAGGGGGTTGAGGCTGTGCAAGAGCAGCATCTTGTTCAGGAGTAATCTCGTTAAGAAATGCGTTTGCATCTTTAAACCCTGCTGACTCAATAAACTTTGCTAACGTAGTGCGATACTGACCTACCGATACTAGTGGATTAGATGGGCCAAACTGCTGCAATATCTGTTCTTGTTTCGCTAGAATCATCTGCAACATTGCTAACTTCTGATCTCTGTCACCAGAACCAAGACCTACGTTAATGCTAATGTCGTATTCATTCGCCCAAGTTCTAGGATCGTACTGTACGTACTTGCCACGCATACGGACTAGCTTTGCCTTGTCCTGATACTTGCCCAATAAATGCAAGATACCTCTGAACAGAGACTTAACGCCAGTATCAGCAAACACACGAGCGATCAACTCCAATTTACCAGAATTAGACTTCATCATAGCCGCTACAGCCGTTGCTGTGACGTTAGACAATATATCTGGGTCTAAACCTGCTGATGCGTCTGTAACGCCTGTACGCTTGGCTGCTACACCGTCCAAATACTCAAACATTGGGAACGCCTGACCTGTAACTGAAGGCACTTGTAACGGTATCAGAGCATTAGGATTCTTAACTCGGATAATGCCACCAGGCGTAGCGTTAAGCATGTCGTCCAGGTTCACTTGGCCGTCCACGACACCAACACGAGCATTATTCGTTAGATACAAGTTATCCAAAGTCTGACGCATTAACGTGGACTTGATTAACTGAATGTCCATTGTTCTGTCAGCTAATGACTGCCCAAAAAATTTGTGCGGGATTGGGATTGGACAGATTGAATGGAACGGAATAACGTCCGTTTCTTCGTCATCCAGAATCTCAGAGCCACAGTAAACAATCCTGCGTAACTCAGCAATACCGTCCTCGTCCTCGTCAATACGTATATAGCACTCGTATACCTCAAGCACCTGCATCGAGAAGTCTAGGCTTGGCGATGAATCTGGCTGCTCGTCTTGGTTAAATCGTGCGATACGCTCAGGACTATAGGTTAGATCGTCATACGTTGGCAGACTATCAACTACGTCTTTGCTATAACCCATAGCGATTAAATCACTACGAGGCATTAAACGTCTGTGAGCTACGAACGGAGAGTCATCAATAGTCTTGGCTGACTTAGAGATCAAGAACTCCTCTGGAGGCACGTTCTCAATCTTGACCTGACCAGACTTCTTAACCTTCTTGACCGTTACAGAGTAAGACGGAGCCATAATCGGCATACCCATCTCGTCAACTCCAGCCTCGACCATCTCTACCTTCTGACGCACGACTTCCATCGTCTCGTCAGATAGCAATAAGGCGAGTTCTTCTTCTGTTAGGTTCTTGTACTTTTCTTTGACTACATCTTCTTGTGAATCCCAGTAAGACTTAACAATGCCTGTCTTTTGCAGGAGCGCATCCTTAAACCAGTTATGTAGAATCAGCAGACCGTCATTCTCACGATAGAACACCCAGTTACAGTATTCAGTAGCTTGCTTGGCTGTTTCCTCGTCATTAGGTGACTTAGGTTCAAAGTAAACTATATCCTCAGTAGTCGTAAAGACACGTAGGAGCTGTGGCAATGCGCCATCTACAGCTTCAGCCACCTCGCCTGTTACGATCTGTGAGCGACCTTCAACCTCGTTACCGTAAGGTTCACGTAAGTAATACTGTAGTGCTTTAGTGCGTTCGTCAGTAGTTTCAGAGTCAATAAAGCCGATTGAGTTATCAATCTCGTTCTCTAAAATACCTTTTACTTGTCCTGAATCCATAGCTAAACCCTATGCGGATATTTTGCTTATTATACAACCCATTTAGTGCTTATTGAAAACGAATTTCCCCAATCATCGTTACTCATTGCCTCTGCATTTATGCACGTATAGCGCAAATTGTCTGCTCCATGACTCCATTCGTCATGCAATGGCGCACCAGGCTCTTGTGTTTGCTGATTAATCGACCGCCTGTACCGTTTAGCGCATTGTATCAATTTTTCGCAATTATTCTTATCAAAATATATACGATTGAACGTCATGCGTGTAAGTCTTATTCCATCCTCAACACTCATACTTGGCGTAATTGCAACATCCCAGCCAAATGCTTGCATTATTTCTTCGGTTGATTTGCCTGTTTTGTAGTCCTTAGTTCTTCCATCGTGAGGCAAATACATCTTGCCCCAGTTCATATTCTTTTCTTTTAGCCATGAGGAATAGTGGTCTAATGTCTTATGGCTATCCTCGTAATATTCAATTAACCTAATCTCAGAAGCGTGTTTTTGCACCAAACTTATAGCCATTGCGTCATTCCAACCCAAGTCAAACACAATATGAACCTTTAGCATTGGATCGTAAGGAACATTACAAATACGACCTTCTTCTAATGATGAGGATATTTCGTCATAGTAAATAGCACCTGAAACAGCAGGTTTGCACTCACCATCCCATATATTTGCGTAATCTTTAGGATTAGTTAATGCACAATGCAATCTTTCCTTTTCAAGAACTTCAGGAAACCAGGGATTGTCATTCCAATTAACTTTTGCAATTAAAGCATCTGGTGGTGGATTTATTGCAAATCTTTGATGAGTTTCATCAGTATCCAAAGATGGATTGTAGCTAACCCAAATCTCAGAATTATCTTTCCTGATCGTAGGAATTAGAACATCCCAAGAACGCTTTGAAACAACCTGAGCTTCCTCTACCCATACAATATCAACACCCTCAAAAGACTTAATCGACTCTACCGTATGAGAAGCCAATCCAGCAAAAGCAAACTCAGTTCCGTTCTTTCCTCTAATGGCGTTCTCAATAACCTCGTAGAAGTCACCCATACCCATAGCCTGTATCTGGTCTGATAGCAGCTTGTGAACTGAATCCTTAATAGACTTCTGCACCTCACGAGCGCATAATATTCTGTGCTTCTTAGCTTTACCCTTAACTAATAAAGCCCTAGCAAAAGACCAAGACTTAGCTGATCCCCTACCACCATAAGCAACTTTGTATCTACTAGGCTCAAATAAGAATCCTAGCTTCTCTGGAAAATCAACCTGCATTTGGTCTTACTAGGTTTATCGTTATATTTGATTCAATCTCTACTGCGCCACCGTCTGCACCTGTGATCTCTGACCTAGCCAGCTTAGGTACGTGGTACTCACACAGCTTATTCATTAGGTCTAAAGCCTTGTAAGGATCGTCCTTAGCTACCTGCTCTAGCCAACCATCCATGTTCTCTACGTTGCGTTCTAGTAGCTTTGCAATAGCTTCCTTAACGATAGATGTTGACTTATTGACCGCACCTTTAGGTCTGCCTTTACCCATGTTAGTAAGGTTAGCTATTCGTGCATCTTCCTCTATTTTACTGGAGTAATCTGTTTCCATTTTTGCATTACCTTTCTGGTGTCATGCGTAATACTTATCGTACACATCTGGTCTATTTTCTTTTATCCAAGCTCTAGGTTCTTCGTGGCACTTTGCGTAGTTCATTCCTACAGTTTGCGATCCTGCGTGATGCACGTAAGCTGTGCTTACAAAATGACTGAACCCTGCTTTAGATAGATCATCGCACATAATGTTGTCTGAATACCAATTAGTGCTAGGGAATCTTGCTACGTCAAACGCCTGTTTATTGATGTAAGCAAAAATAGGCGCAATGACCCCTACTTCCTTGATGTGATCTTCTGATGCCCATTTTAACCCA